GACAGAACCGCTTGCCATAGCTCAGACCGAATGACATTTTGGCCAGCTTTGAGATTGCCAACATAAGCCAAAAGCGCTTGCTTGATAGCCGTGCCCACCTCGGACGAGTAGCCTGTCATAGGGGTAATGTCGATCTGAACTTTGATGGCCGTGTTAATGGGACGGCTGAACCGGATAACCGAAGGAACGCCAAATCGATCATAAACCGTTACTGAGGTTAAGCCGTTTGTGAAACATCCTGGTGTTTTCCGGCTGGCAATGGTACTGGCGATTTCAGAGTCAGAGCCCCCGTCAACCACCATCGTGATCGACTTGGCCGGGTAACCATCGGGATTGGTCACGCCTTTTATGACCGTGACCGGAGAACTACTGTCGTTTTCATAAAGCTGTGCGCTCACCACGTTTGACAGGTTCAGAACCGCGCCGAGGATGCCAGTGGTTAAGGCTTGGCTCGGATTGGCTACCGTTACTTTCTGCCGGGCCCTTAACTCGCTGTCGGTTTCAATCTCCCGTCCAGGTGATGCGGCGTTGGCATTGGTAACGGAAGTCCATCCCTGGGTTGGGGTCATGATGATATTGACCTGACCCGCCAGCGCTGTTATAGGCCCGGGGTTTCTGCAAGTAGCGGTCACATTTGCGGTTCCGCCTGCGTCCAGTGTTACGGCCGGGGGCAAGTCCCACAGATTGCTGTTGCTATCGGCCACAATGCCGTTCTGGATTACGGTAAACGGCGTTCCGGTTAGAGTAAGCGTAACCAATGAAAAGGTTTTGCCCTTCTTTTTGATCCCATTGATTGCCACAATGGATTCCAGCGCATTCTGAACAGCGGTAACCGGGCTCCTGTTGTTGTAAACATACTGGGCGGTTAACATCGTGTCATAGGCTGCCCGGGCATTTTCAACGATCAATTGATAGTCCTGAGAATCTGGCCCAAGGTAAATGTCCGATCCGAAAATCCGCTTGGCATCGGCTACCAACTTATCCTCAATATCCTGGTAAGTTGGAATGTGCAGGCCGGTAGCATCAATGAACGGCGCAAAATAAGGCATTATTGAAATCTCCCTGAAAACAGGTTTTTAAGTCCCAAGCGTTCCCACAAAGGGGATGGTTTCGCTGTAAATGGTCTGTACCAATCCGGTATAGGTATAAGCCCGTGTGGTTCGGTTGTAGTCGCTGGAATAGGCCACTACTTCCGAAACCCCTTGCGTTTCCCTGACGATCTGTAAAACGGTTGCGTCAATGGCTGCAAGGTTGCTTTGGCTTCCGGGGGTGCCTGCTATTTCCTGCATCAACGGCAAGCCTGCTTCCATGTCCCGCCAAAACGATTCTTTCAAGAGGTTTAAGCGGGTTTGAATGGCTTGGGCTACGGCCTGTATTCCTGTATAGAAATCCTGCCCGCTGGAACCAAACGTGTAATCGCCGGTGGGGCTTAATTTTCGGTATCTCATGGAATGACGGGTCCTGTGGTTCCACTTACCGGGTCAGCATGTTTATGATTCAGGTACTCAAACCCATTAATAATCAGCTTTCCAGTAATAGAAACGCCGTTTTCATCAATAACAATGCCGTTTGTGTATGGGGTGGGAATACCTGACTGTAACTTGTAACCGGATGCTACAAGAGTCATGGTTGATGTTTTCAGGGCTTGATAAGGTGGGGCCAACTTTGTCTGTCTTACTCTGACTTTTACGGCTCCATCCTTTGATCTTAATTCGGTTGAATCGGTTGAGATGTCAGGTATTACATTTGGCTGGCTGTTAATCCCGGGAATGGCCACGGCATCAGACAGATCGTGCCGCCGTTTATCGTTCCAGTTCTGGATGCCTCCGCTGGTAAACCAGGAGTCAATATTCAGGTCATTGAACTGTAATTGCACTTCATCCCCTGGCTGTAAGGGCATGGTCAAGACATAATCCCCTCCCTGGGGAAACTGAACCGGAACGTCCAGAATCTGGGGGAGTGTAACCCATTTGACGTTGCCATTGGCCCGGTCAATGATCTTTTCCCGAATCAACGGCTGAGCCACAATAGTTTGTTTAGAGGCGTTAAAACTGACCACACGGGCCGGAATGGCCACCCGGATTTTGGCCGATAAATGATCCATCATGCGCCGGTCCGCTTCCTCTGGAGAAGGGGCCCGCTCGGCAATATTCTGGATCGGCCTGATATTCTCGCTTTTTGAAATTTGGCCAAAAATCGTGGTCATATCAATATCCCGTCTGTAGCGGATTCGTCAGCATTTGGGGGAGTGCGCCGGTCTGTCCGTACGCTGTCAGGTCAAAATACCAATCGTTCCCCCGGGTGTCCCCTGTGGCCACCAGTTCAATGATCCGGTATAGCCCGTCCACGTCCAGTAAGGTTTGGAGGGTTCCTAACTCAATTTGAGCCTGGATAATGTCCCGGTTGTTCAGGCGGATCCAAGAGCCCAGTTTTAACACTGGGTTGATGAGCGCCCGAACTGCAACTCCTTGATCCAGCTGGTGGGGAAAGCCAATCATGCCGGTTTGAGCGTTTAACGTGGGGGCGTTTGCTGGTGGGGAAATTTTTATAGGCTCAACATATCCGATTCCACCATCAAAATAAAAAGTGTAATCGTTGTTTTTAGTGATATTCCTGATTTCATCAGCAGTTTGCCCAAATACCACTTTGCCGCGCTGGGTTTTCTGGTCACTTAAGCCGGGGTAAACCCGCACATCAAACGGGATGGATGAACTCCTGGCAATCTGTTTAATGATGGTTTCAGCGGTCTGTCCTGCGGCTAGTACAAGGTTGCAG